CGGTACACCGGCCGCAACGAACACTTGCAATGATCGTGAACCTTCGCCAACCCATCCCCCAGGAAAGCCCGACGCTCCTTGCGCCACTTATTCACCTCGCGGATCATCCGGTTCGACTGATCGAACGCACCATCCGACAGGTAAACCGCGCCCTTAGAAGCGAGCACCGCGCAGAAGTAGCACGGGCCGGTCTTGCTGTCCTCAGTGAAACGGGCCCAACCGATTGTCTCCCGGTTCTTGATCCGCTCCACAGAATCGGCAACCACCAACTGCTGCACCTCGCCGCGCCCGCCGTTAAGTGTGTGCTTGACGCCGGCACCTGTGGAATTCAACTTCCCCCACGCCATCAGCCGGTCAGCAAGCTCCTCAATTCCCTTCGGCGGCACATCACCCTCGGATACCGATAAAAGTCGCCCAGAATCGCTCTCAGGGTCACTAAATGCGGCCTTAGTGGCCTTCTTTATCGACGCGGGGCCAGTAGCCCTCATCGCCAACTGCACATCCTTCACCGGAAAGACCGTCTCGACCTGCTTCAGCGGCTTAGAAAAAGGCTCCACAGCCCACTTAGAGCCCTGCACAAACCGGAAAGCGGCCTCTTCGGACTCGCGGAAGCTTTTCTCCACCTGGAGCGTCGTCGCGTGCAGCCAACCGGGCGTAGTTTCGTCCAATTTGTCGAACTGCAACAGCGGCCACAGCAGCGATAACCCGGCAGCCACCCTAGCGGCAATGGACTGCTGCTCTTCCTGGTGCTTCACAGCCAGATAAAACGCCAAATCGGAGAGCGGTTTTGGCTGGTCAGAGCCCTGCGGCCCTCGAGGTTGTGACACAGATCACACCTCCTAGTCAGTTGGGGAAGAATCCTCCACCGGAGCATCAGAAACAGACGGAGAATCAGGATTCGGATTACCATTCGCAGACGCCGAATTACCGTAATAACGCAAAAACTCGGCCTCAGGAGAATCCTCAAGCAAATTCTGCCACCACATACGGGCCTCATCCTCAGTAACACCAGGAATCTTCATCCACGTCGCCCACTTAGGCACACCCAACATCTGAGCAGCCTTCCCCCACGCATCAACAACCTGCGACAAAGAACGAACCTCAGTATCAGCCCAAGTAACAGTCGCCTCATAATCCGAAGCCGAAGACTCATCACCCTCCAAATGGGCGGCAAGACGCATCAACTGATTATGAGAAGCCCCGAAATTCACCTTCCGCTCAAACAACTTCTGAGTAGTCGCCGCACGAGCCGCAGCCAACGCATCCGCAGACAAATTCACCAACCGCGAAGACCAAGACGGCGGCAACTGAGCCACAGACTCCAACGTCGCAATATCCGACTCAAAAGCATTCACAAAAGGATCAAGCGCAGTCTCAGGAATCACCCCAAACTTCGCATCCGGATTACCCGTCGCCAACACCCGCCGATTCTGCGAAAGCTCATACTCCGCATCCTCACGGTCAACATCAGAAGCATCCGCCGTCAACTCATCCAAACCAGTCGCCGTAATGATCTTCCACGAGTTGTAATGCTGAGACAGCAGCCGGTCATACAAAGTCTTATCGATCCGGCTCGCAACAGGAAGCAACTTCTCAACCTCGCCCAGAACCTTCCCATCAAGATCCATAGTGTTGAGATACCGCACAATCGGAACAACACCAGTGCCGTGATAAACCTGCTTCACAGGCAAATCGGCCGGGAAATCCCCCGCAGACGGCATAGGCACGTCATACCAACGCTCATCATCAAAGAAACGCAACGTCTTGCCGTCCTGCAACAAAACCAAAGCGTACTTCGCCCAATCGTCAGCAACATTGTCCTCATACAGAGCTAGGCAACGGCGCGGCGACCAGCCCCGCAACACAGCCTGATCCTTACCATCCAGCGCAGTGCCGGCCAACACCGAAGCATACGAATACCCGTAAGTAAACGCGGCCCGGTGAATACCCACCTGGCGGGCCTGCATCCCATTCGCATTCCAAGTACGCCAAGGCCCAGGAATGTTGGTTTTACTGCCCTCAGACCGATACCCATCCACATACAAGCACTGCGTAAACGAGTCCACCACCAAACCAACCCACGGCGTCTTAGCCAACGCCAACAACGCACGCTTCTCCGAAGTGGCATCAGGATCAAGCAAATAATCCGGCTGCTGACCAGAAGACCAACGCTTAATCTCATCGTTGACCGTCTTAGTCCCCAGAAAATGCGGATAAAACACCTCGGCCACATACTCGCGAACCTCACCAGGCTCAATACGAGAAGGAATCTCAACACCATAACCACTGCCATAGCGACTAGTTTCGCTCGTATAGTAACTCAACGTCTCTTCGCCATCCGATATCTCTTGGGAGCATTCAAAGAACGCTCAACCTCAACAAGTGTCAAAAGATGATTGGCATAACTCGCCGCCACGATCCCCGTAATGTCCACCGAAGTGCCACGCCGCAACCAGCCCCAACCGCCGCCACGCTCATTACCAATCAAATACTTATCAGCACCGCCCAAACCGGACTTCAAATGCGGATCGTCATAATGCGTCAAAGACCGCTCCGAAACATCCGACTCAAAACGGGCCGTAGCGCGGCCGACCTCCTGCTGCGAAAAATACACAACCTTCAAACCAAGCTGCTCAAGCTCAGGCCCATACACAGAACCCTTACCGCCAGCCTGAACCGCAACAGCAACCGGGCAATGCTCCGAAGCAACCATCCGCCGAAACGTCGGCATAATCCAATCAGTGCCCTTGTCATTCCGCACAACCTCAACATGGCTGCGCTCCAACAAATCCTTACCAGCACCAACAATCGACGCCCACTCCATCTGAGGAGCAACATCCAAAGCCACCACACGATCACCAGCAATCGGAGACACACCCGGCTCAAACTCCCGCGTACACGCCCCCCACGCATCAAACGGAATAACACTCGTCATAGCCGGGTCATCCCACATCCCCAAATGCTCACGGGCGAACTCCTGCACAGACAAAGTCATAAAGTTGTCCTCAAGAGCATCCAGCGGCGCAATCCCATCAACACCAAGCGAAGGATTCGCAACCCGCCAATTCTCCCGATCATTCGGATCAGCACCCTCAGGGCACGACCACTCCGCGAACAACAGGCGCGGATTAGACCCCTCAACACCCTGCTCGCGGAACCGCGACAACACCTCGCTGGTATCAAACCCAGCCGAAGAAGTCAGCCACAACTGACGGCGATCAGCCGCCTGCATAATCGGCTTAAACGAACCCATCTGCCGATCATCCAAAGCAAACGCCTCATCAGCCACAACCATATTGATCTTCGTAATACCACGCATCGACCCATTCCCCCTGGCCCGATACCGGATAAACCCACCATTCCTATGGCGAATCGACACCTCAGCACCACCATGCAAATGAGGATGCAAACACTCCTCATCCAAATCGCAACCCTCAACGATGCCCTTCAATTCCTTCCAAGCATCATCCGCAGTCGCAAACTCATGCGCCGTATGAATAATCCGCTCACCAAGAAGAAACAGCCCAGCCAGTTCCCTCACATAAACAACAAAGTTCTTCCCGTTCTGACGCGGCGTAATGAGGCACACATTCGACGCAGAAAACTTCGGAGTCCCATTAGAAGTCCTCTCCTTAGACTCCCCCAACGATTCCCGAATCAACATCTCCTGCCACGGCAACAAACTCAACCCGGCAAGCTCCGCCAAATCAATCGCATCATCACCAAGCGTCGTCGCATACAAAGGGAAATTCGACAACCTCGGAGCCTGGCAACCAACCAGATCCGCAACCGCCGCCGTCACCCAGCAGCCCTCTTAGCCCGACGCTCCGCAAGCTGATCCCGAATCGACTTCTCACCAGCCCGAACCCTCGGCAACTCCCCAACACCCAACTTCGCCAACACCTGAGACAACGCAGACGTAACCATCCGCAACTCAGACAAAACCGGATTAATAGTCTCCGTACCCTGCGAATTAATCGTCGTCAGCCGGCCACCAACCGCCAT